AATTTAATGAACGATACCTTTTTTACATTTTAAAGTTATTTTTAATTAATCTAAATAAAATTTATATCTTTGAATAAAATTCACTATAATGGCAAAAAATAGAATCCTTATGGCTTGGGATGTTTTAACAAATTCCAATAGAAACTTATTTAATGAATCGATTTATAGATTAGTAGGAGGATTGACAAACACTTACAATCCAACTTTAGAAACTCTTTTAGTCAAAGGATATGGAGAAAACCCAGACGTTAACGCTATAGTTAATCAAATGGCTTCAAAAACTACAGTAGTGCCTTATTGTATTAAAAAGATTGAAGACGAGGCATCATTAAAGAAAATAAAATCATACCCAATTGATTTATCGTTCCAACAAAAACAAGCCGTTAATAAGTTAAAACAAAAGGCATATAAAACAGACAGTGAAATGCCTATGCCGTTGGATAAGCCAAACCCAACGCAAACATGGAACGATATTGTATTTTTATACAAAGTATATTTAAAAGTTTGTGGAAACGTTTATTTATATAAAGTTATGTCGGAACAAGGTAAACCTTTACAATTATACATGCTTCCTGCTCACTGGATGCAAATAGTATTAAAATCAAATGTTAATGTACTCACTGCTGAAAACCCAGTTGATTACTACATAATGCAACAAGGCAACCAATTTGTAAAGTTTCAAGAAGATTCTATAATTCATATAAAGCGTTCAAATCCTTTCTTTGATTACAATGGCAGTCAATTATATGGGTATTCGGAGTTGATGTCTGCTATTAGAAATATAGCAAGTTCAAACAATGGGATTGACCAAAACGGTAAAACAATGCTTAACAGTGGGGTTTATGGTTTCATTCACGCTGGAGATGGCGCAACCCCATTGACTGCTGAACAAGGTCAATCTTTAAAAGATAGATTAGTAGATATGGATAATTCTAAAGAGAAATTATCTAATATTGCTGGATCAAGTGCTAAACTTGGATTTACTAGAATTTCACTTACTACGGATGAATTAAAGCCGTTTGACTATTTAAGTTATGACAGACGTACCTTAGCTAATTGTTTAAATTGGTCAGTTGATTTGCTTAACGAGGAACGCTCGGGGACAGGTTTTGGAGTTGATGGATTAATTGAAGCACGTAAAAGAGTAATCATTGATAATATCAAACCTGATTTAAATCTATTAGCGTCTTATTTAAATCCTCAATTTATACAACTTTTCAAAGGTTATGAGAAAGCTGAAATAGATTGGGATATATCGGAACTTCCAGAAATGCAGACCGATATGGAAACAATGAGTAAATGGGTCAATTCAGTTCCGTTAACTTTAAACGAAAGGCGGGAGGTTTTTAACTATGAGGAAATTGACGACGAAATGATGAATGAGGTTTATATTCCAAACGGGATTGTAAATATTAATGATGTTTCAATTGATACAATGGTAAGCAATGGACAAACTTCGATATAGACAGGAATTATTATCTTACCGTATTGTAAGGCGTAATGTATTGAAAATTGTCAATAGTATTCCTTTCAATAATATGTCTAAAATAACCTATACCGCTTTAATTTATGCTAATGTTACAGAGGTACAAATCAAAGAAATGTATAAAGAAATATATGTTACTTTAGGCAAACCGCATTACAAAAGGATTGAAAAATCTATAAAAGCAGAAATAGACTTTGAAGCAATTATAGGACAATGGCTTAATACAAATGCGGGTTTAAGGATTGTTTCAGTTCATTCTACATTGATTGAAAGCATTATAAAAGTAATTCAAGAGGGTTATGATAGCAATATTTCTGTAGCAGATATAACTAGGAATTTACAAAACAGATTTGGTTGGTATAAAGCACAAGCGTTAAGGATAGCAAGAACTGAAACAACAACAGCCACAAATGTAGCTACTGTTTTAGCTGCTCACAATTCAGATTTAGTATTAGAGAAAACTTGGATAAGTGTACAAGATAACAGAACACGCAGACCACCACATTCAATATATGATCATTTAGATATGAACGGTCAAGTTGTTTCAGAATATGGAATGTTTTTTGTCGGTGGAGAAGAAATGGAATATCCTGGAGACCCGAAAGCAAAGGCAGGAAATACTATAAATTGTCGTTGTAAAGTAGTATTTACAGCCAAAGAAGATGAAAATGGATTACCAATAAGAAAAATAAATTAATTATGGAAAATCAAATTATATCAGTTATAATTATGTGTGTTATTTTTTATTTTATAGGATTTCTTTGTGGTTCAAGAAATAAAAATAAATTCACAATAAAGAAAAGTCAAATAGATTCAGTTCTTAATAAAAGACCAAGAACTACATCTACTTTAAAAGATTTTTAATTTTATTTAGACTAATTAAAAATAATATTTATACATTTGTATTATGGAATTTAAACAATTATCATACGATTTAAAAGAATTAGACGAAACTAAAGGGGTTGTAATAGCTTATGCTAATACCTACAACTTTAAAGATTCGGATGGGGATATTAGTGCTTATGGTTCTTTTGAGAAAACAGTAACTGAAAATTTTAAGCGTATCAGGGTTTTAAAAGACCACGATAAAAAGCAAATGATTGGTGTTCCCTTGTTTATTGATACCAAAGATGCATACGGACTTTTAACAACAACTCAATTTAATATGCAGAAACCACTTGGAAAAGATATGTTTACTGATGTTAAATTGATGTATGATAATAATCTTAGTGCTGAATTATCTATTGGATATGGTGTAATGCAGCGAGATCAAAAAGACAAAAGCATAATAAAAGAATATAAATTGATGGAATACTCTTTTTTATCATCTTGGGGGGCAAACCAATTATCAACGGTACAAGGAATAAAATCAATTAAATCTCATTACGGTTTAATGGAATTAATACAAAAATCATACGATTTGGATTATTCAGATGAACGACTAAGACAAATTGAAACATTATTAAAATCACTCGATAAAGAGCCGTTATTAGATAACACTTTGAATTTAGAGCCGATTACATTAGAAACTTTAAAATCATTTACAAACTCTTTAATCCTTAAATAAAATGGACGAGAAATTATTAGCCGAATTGGCAAACATAAAAAGCGGATTGGAAACTAAAACATCCGCAGAAGTAAAAAGTGCAATCGATGCTTTTGAAACTAAATTATCAACTTCTAACAAAAATCAATTTGAAGCAGAATTGAAAGCTGTAAAAGAAGAAATGGAAACTAAATTTGCAACTGACTTGAAATTGGTTCAAGATCACGCAGACAAATTAGATTTGAAATTGCAAGAGAAAGCAATTCAAACAGCATCAAAAAAAGATGCTCTTGTAGAATCTATTGAATTAAATTTTAAATCAATTTCAGAGGTTCGCAAAGGAAACGCTTTGCAAGTTAAAGCAGTTGGAAATATGACTTTAGGAGTTAACCTTTCTGGAGACCAGCCAAGAGATTACAACTTGAACGTTGTAATGATACCAGGTCAAATGGTTAACGTTTCTGATTTAGTTGGAAGTGTAAACATTTCAGGGGGTACTTATACTTATCCTAGAGAGGGCGCAGGAGAAGGTTCTATTTCTGCTCAAACAGAGGGAAGCTCAAAATCTCAAAGGGATTACGATTTTACAATGGTAGATTTAGCGACTAATTTTATTGCGGGTTTTACACGTTACAGCAAAAAAATGGCTAACAACTTACCGTTTTTGACTTCGTTTATTCCAAACGCTTTGAGACGTGATTATGCAATTGCTGAAAACACAATCTTTAATGCTGTTTTAGCTGCTGCTGCAACTGCTTCTGCTCAAATCATTACAGGAAAAAACAAAGTTGAAATGCTTATGAATGAAATCGCAACACAAGAGGGATTGAACTATCCTGTTAACGCTATTGTTTTGCGCCCTGCTGATTATTGGGATATTTTGAAAACAGAGAAATCGACAGGAGCTGGTTATGGTTTACCAGGGGTTGTAACAATTGATGCTCAAGGGAATTTACGTATCAACGGTATTCCATTGTTAAAAGCGAATTGGCTAGCTGCTAACAAATACTATGTTGGCGATTGGACTAGAATTAACAAAATTGTAACAGAAGGACTTTCTTTGGAGTTTTCAGAAACTGAAGGAACTAACTTTGTTACAAATAATATTACAGCACGTATTGAAGCACAAGTAGGATTAGCAGTTGAGCAACCAGCGGCTATAATCTACGGAGACTTTACAGCAGTATAGTTTTTTTAATTTTTGATTGGTTAATTATTAAAAACCGTTTGTTAATTCAAACGGTTTTTTTTATATCTTTGAAATAAAATATTTTAGCTATGAAAAAATACAAAGTAATAAAGGCTTTTTTTAAGTTATCAGAAAAGAAAAACTATGCTATTGATGATATTATTGAGTTAAGTCCAGAAGATGCAAAAGCGATGGATTGGTATGTAGTAGAAATAAAACCTAAAAAATAATGATTTATCTTGAAATTATAACTTTAGAAACTGCAAAAGCATATCTAAAAATAGATGAGGGGCAAACTGAAACCGATGCTGAAATAACAGCAATGATAAAGAGCGCATTGTCTTATGTAGAGAAAAGAACAAATCATATTTTACAGGCTAAAACAAAAGTGTATTACAAAGATTGTGTTTTGGTGCAACAAGTGAAAGTTTTTGATTATCCAATTATCCCAAGTGATCCAACTTTAGAAATTGAATACAGAAATAGTTATGCTATTGTGCCTACCGTTAATAATTATGTATCTTTAGATTTAGGATATGAAACTATCGAAGATGTGCCACAGGATTTAATTGATTGTGCTTTGAATATCGTTAATTTTTGGTTCTATAATTCAGAAACTAAAAACGCTGAAAATTCAATCCCTGATTTTGTGAATATGGTTTTAGACGTTAATAAAAGATTTGTTTAATGCAAAGTAGAAAATACACGAAAGCAATTGCAATATGGCAAACTACAACCGCCCCCGATGGTTATGGAGGAAACGTTGTAACTACTGCTTTAGTGCAATCTTTATGGGCAAATGTAACGGCTAAACGCTCATCAAGATTAAATGAAAATGGGCAGAACGATAATTTTGTAACTACGATATTCACGATTAGAAACCGTTACGATTTGGATTTATCAATCAAAGATAATTTTATAAAATACGGTGGTTTGACCTATAATATTGATTCTGTTTTAAATGTAGATTTGAATAATATTGATATTGAAATTTATGCAAGTCAAAGGAATTAATAGCGTTATTTCAGATATACGAAAGTTTGGTAAAGAAGCTGAAAAGGATATTGAAGCAGTTACTGAACAGGTTGCACGTAATATTGAGAAATACGCTAAAGAAAATGTAAACGCAAAAGCTTCTAATTTAGGTAAATTAGGGCAATCAATAAAAGCAGTCAAAGAAAAACCATTACTTTGGACTATTGAAGCTGGTGGAATATTAGCACCTTATGCCCCATTTATAGAATTTGGAACAGGTGGATTAGTAGACGTTCCAACGGAATTAAAAGAGGTTGCAATCAAATTTAAGGGTAAAGGAATAAAACAAATTAATCTAAGAGCTAGACCTTATTTATATCCATCATTATTAAAAGGACGTGCGGAATATCTTGACAAACTTAAAAAAGTATTAAATGCAAAATCCAAATAAATATATTCGTAAAGCTATATTTGATGCTGTAAATGCTACATATCCTTGTTATGATATGCAAGTTACAGGAAAATTAAACCCTACGCAATATGTTATTATTTCAACACAAGACAAGGAGATTGACAAAGCCACAAAATGCGGTAATAGGTTGATTTCTTATACTTTGCTTGATATGGTGTGCATTTATAATGGCGCTGGTAATACGGGCAGTAGGGTAGCTAATGATGATATGGAAAACGCTATTTTAGCATTGATTGAAAACATAACAATTTCAGGTTATACTGTTTTAAATAGGACTTATGAGTTCCCTTCAAATTTAGATTCCAGCACATCAACACAAACTGTTTATCGTAATTTTATACGATTAATTTTGACTTTAGAATAAAAGTTAAAATTATTTATATTTAGTCTAAATAAATTTTATATCTTTGGAATAAAAATAACTTAACACATTAGAAATTATGAGTATAAAAGGAGAAAATGGGATTGTTTACGTTTGGGATTCTACCGTTTGGAAGCCGTTGGCGTGTTTAACAAGTACAGGTTTAAGTTCTCAATTATCAATGATTGAAAGCACTACTAAATGTTTCCCTGGAGTGGTTAAAAAAACGCCTGGTCAATTAAACAATTCAATAAGCGCAGAAGGAGAATTTATAGATACTACAAGTATTGGTGGAGACACGGCTAAAATGTCTCATGATAAATTGTTTTTAATTCAACAATCTAAAGCGATTCAACAATTTAAATATGATACAGATATAGTAAATGCTAATTCTAGCAAATACTTTGGTAATTGTTATTTTACAGATTTAGAATTAACACAAGGGTCTGGCGACGAGGTTAGTACTTTCTCTGTAACTATTGATATTGACGGTGCAATTCTTTTAACTGATCCAAACGATTAATGAAGTCAATCACTTTAAATATTGGAGGAGAAGACAGAGTTTTTTATTTTGGATTAGGTTTCTTAGGGAACTTACTAGAAATTGAAAATATATCAATGACCGAAATAGATGCTAAATTAGCTGAAAACCCTTTTAAATGGATTCCGTTAATTATGTTTCACAGTTGCGCATTTGGTTTTAAACGTAAAAATGAAAACCCTTTATTTGATGCTTTTGATGTTTCAGATTGGATTGATGAGGTTGGAATAGATAGTGAAGTTGTTACAAACTTTTTTAAAGCGTTTACACAATCTTTAACTAAAAATGTTCCAACACAACCAGAGGTAAAAAAAAAGGTGACGAAAAAATAAACTGGAGCGAAGATGTAATTAGTTTTGCACTAGGAGAACTTAAATGTCCTGATTTGGATTTCGTTTACGATATGACGTGGGCAGAGTTCCAAATTAGGCTTTTTGCTTATAAACGACAAGATTTGTACGAATGGCAGAAGTTAAGAGAATTAATGTGGATTACTTACATAGCACCACATCAAGACCCTAAAAAAATGGCAAAAAGAAAAGAAACATTTTTACCGTTATTAGGAGACAAAAAGCAAAGTTTAGGAGTTTCACAAGAGCAAAAAGAAAACTTTTTAAAAGCATATAAAAAATGGCAGGAGGCAAATTAGAAGTCAAAATAGGTGCGGATGTATCGGAATTTGAGAAAAAAATAAAAGAAGTAGAGTTTGATATTAAAGAACTTTCAAAGGTTAAATTAGACCGTTTAAAAGTTGGGTTAGATACTACTGAAATTAATTCTCAAATAAAAGATGCTAAAAACAATCTAAACACTTTAAAGACTACTGTAAAAGATACAGGGCAATCTTTTAGTAAAGGATTATCCCCACAAGTCGCCAACGGGTCAAACGCTTTGATGCAGTTTTCAAGAATTGCTCAAGATGCGCCTTATGGAATTATTGGTATTGGAAACAATATAACAGCTACTGCTGAATCATTTGGATACCTTAAACAACAAACAGGGTCAACTTCTGGAGCATTAAAAGCAATGGCTTCTAGTTTAATGGGGACAGGGGGTATTCTTTTAGGAGTTTCTTTACTTACAACAGGATTTACTTTGTTAGCTCAATCAGGGTTAAGCGTTGGGGATATTATCGATAAAATTACAGGAAATTTTGATGATTTGTCCGCTTCGATAAAAAAAGCAACAGAAGAAGGACAAAAACAAGCGGGACAAGAAATTCAAAATTTAAAAGAATTGGTTGCGGTTGCTCAAAATGATGCTATTGCAAAAAAAGACCGTCTTATTGCAGTTGAAAAATTACAAACACAATTTCCTGCGTACTACGGTAATTTATCCGCTGAAAAGATATTATACGGGGATTTAACTCGTGAAACCAATTTAGCTACACAGGCTTTATTAGCCAGAGGAATAGCCGAAAAGTTAAGCGCAAAGGCTGGGGATAAATTTATTGAAAGATTAAACGCTCAACAAAAGTTTAATGAAGCAAAGCAGAAAATTGATGAGTTTGATAAAAAGTCCGAAATATTTTTAGCTAGTTTAAAAGGAGAGCACGCCGCACAAATTGCAAAAGCAAAAGGAAGAGAATTTGCAATGCGAAATAAATTATTAGAAAGTGCCGAAAAAGAACGTCAAGAGGTTGTTAAATTAGTAAAAGAATACGACTCTTTAGGTAATGTAATAAACAAACTAAATCAAATAAGTGCGCCTTTAGACAGAAAAGCACCTAAAAGCGCATCTAGTCCAAGTACAAATGTTTCTGCGCCAAGAATACCAGATGAAAAAATAGGTGGGACACCAATTGGGGGATTGCAACCCATTAAATTGAAAATTGAAGACCCCGCTAACGAATTTGAACTTTTTAATCAAAAAGTAGTTACAGGATTAAGTGAAACTCAAATTTTGCTTTATGAATTTAATGTTGAATTAGATAAATTAGTAAATGATTCAATTGCTGGTACTTTTGCTAATTTAGGCACTGCAATAGGGGACGCTTTAGCTAATGGTGGCAATGTATTGAGTGCTATTGGTAGCACATTACTGCAAAGTTTAGGTTCTTTTTTAAGTGCATTAGGAGATAAATTAATAACATACGGATTATTATTAGCTGGTTTTGGTAAAGCAGAATTAGCTTTTAAATATGGAACACCTGAAGTTAAAATAGGTGCTGGTATAGCAATGGTTGCTTTAGGAATAGCAGCTAAAGCTGCTGGTTCTATTGTTAGTTCTGCTGGTTCTGGTGGATTATCAAAAAACACATCATCTTCAACAGGTTCAGGCGCAAATAATCAAAGTTTTAGTTCAGGAGGATTTACCTCAAATTCAAGTTCAAGTGGCGGAACAGTTGTTTTTGAAATAGCAGGGCAAAAATTAATAGGAGTGCTTTCAAATACTTTAAATGCAAATAAACGTTTAGGTGGTCAAACATTTTCAATATCATAATGGCAAATAAAATCACATTTCAGTTCACGGCTAATCCATCGATAGGTTTTGGGTTTAGTTATTTTGCTTTGGTAAATGGCTATAAAATACCTTATTCAAATGGCAATACAGATGTGCTAGTTAATTTCATAGCTTTAGGAGCAACAGAGGCTAATTTGCAGGAAATAGCCATTGAAGCAACTTTAGACTTAACTATTGAAAAAACATTAAAACGTTTAATTGATACTTATGTAAATAGTAAGGTTATTTATACGAGAATAAGTAATTCAATAGAAGTATTTATAAATGTAGATTCTGTTTTAGAATTAACAGAAACAAATGCAAATATAGAGGCTATAATTTATGAAGTACCCGTTATATTTCCAGATTTAAAGTATTACATAAAATGGGATGATTATTTTTTAGGAATACGACAGAAAAATTATCAGGGATTTGCTACTGAAATATTTGGAAATGTTGTGCTAAAAAAAGGAACGGTAGAGGAAATACTAGACCCGATTAGAGGCACAGGATTAAACATTGACTTAGAAGCAAATCCAAGCCTTACTTTTGATGAGTTTCTTTTAGCTGATGAAATGACGTACACCGTTCAATTAAAGAATGGTAATCAAACTATATTTAACGGATTTATAAAACCAGATGGTGTACAACAATCATTTGTTTATGATACTTGGCTTGTAAATATTGAAGTTATTGACGGATTAGGGGCTTTAAAAGATTTGTCTTTTGTTTACCCTAATGGGAATCAATTTATAGGTAAATTATCAATGTTTGAAATCATAAGGGGTTGTTTAGATAGAACAGGCTCATTAATGACTATAAATTCAAGCATTGAATTGAATTACATAGGTTATGCAGGAACTAATATTTTAAAAGACACTTATTTAAATTCAAGTCGTTTTATTAAAAATGATGGTACAACAATAATGGATTGTAATTCTGTTTTAAATTCAGTTTTGAATTTATTATCTGCTGTAATTACGCAAGAAGATGGGCAATGGTGGATTTATAGACCAAACGATTTAAAGCAAAATAAATCTACTACATTTATAAACAACACTACAAACACTACCTTTATTAAAAACTTAGATTATAATTTAGGGTCTCAAATCGATAATTATTACCCACATCATTGCGGAGCTAATCAACAGATAGAGGTAAAAGGCGCTATTAGTGCTTATCGTTTAAATTATGAGTATGGCTATGTTTTAGGATTATTATCTAATGGGAATTTAAACCATGACGGCAATTTAAACTATTACGGATGGACTAAAACAGATGTTAACGCTTCTTATATTTTTAACGATGGAATTGCTGACAATGGATTGAAAATGAACCCAGACAACAGTATAACACCTTTAAAATATCTTCTTACTTCGGATAAAGTTTTTTTAGAAGCCCCTTTGAATTTTAAAATAACGGGAACGGTAAAAGCAGATGGAGTTTGTTTGTTTTACTTCATGGTTAAATTAGGTAATTACTACATGAAAGCTGACGGAACTTGGACTAATACACAAAGTTTTTTTCTAGGCGCTAAAATTTGGACTACAGAGCCAGAAAGTTTTGGTATTTACACAAAAACATTTGAATTGCAAAGCGATACTATACCAGTATCGGGAGATGTACAAGTTATTATTTTCGTTCCAAAAGTAGGCTTAGACCCAAACGCAGCAACAAAATGCGAGGTGTACTCTGTTAACCTGACAAATCCAGTAGCTAAAAATGGCAAAGTAGGAGAATTTCATACGGTATCAAGAAAACTACCACCAAGCTCAATCACAAAAGAAAACCAAACGGTATTCAATGGAGACGGTAATAACTCGTTAATTGGATCTATTTATAAATCAGACAAAATAACATTGACTGATTTATGGGCTAGAAAAGATAAATTTGAGCAATACCCTATTTTAAGAATTTCTGCAGAAGATGACTTAAGAATTAAAAGAAACCCTATAAAGGTTTTTTCAGGCTCTATATTAGGTTTGTTCCCTTACTTATCTATAATCAATATAAATAACATAGCAGGCTTGTTTATGTTTACCGAGTACACTTATGATTTTAGAAGTAAGATTTTAAACGCCAAATTAACACAATTTTACAATGATGAGTTAGGTGATATTGATTATTTGCCAACTACAGACTATGGAAACAATACAATCAAACCTACAATAAAGGGTTAATTTTTATTTAGATTAATTAAAAATAATTTATATCTTTGAAATATGGAATTTACAAACGGAGAGGATAGAATTTTATATGTAAAAGTGCAAGGTTCTTGGCTTCCTGTGGGTTGTTTAATTGGTAATACATTTTCTGAAAGTTCTGAAATGTTAGCAACTACAACGAGAGACAATGATGGTTGGTCAACTTCTAGACCTACAAATCAAAATTATTCTATTGGTTTTAACGGTTTGCAAGTTAATTCAACAGTTGACGGGGGTAATTTTAACGAAGCTAGTTATGATCGTTTAAAGATTTTAAAAAGAAATAAAATACTTTTAGATTGGAAAATACAAGGGATTATATTTCCTATTGTAGATTATGGAAAATGCTATGTTAATGAACTTTCGGAGGCTTCTAATGTAGATGAATTTTTAAGTTTTAGCGGTTCAATGGTTGGTTTTGGAATACCAAAAGTAACAACGCTTTTTGAAACTGTTTTAAATAATGGAGACCCTAATGTTATTTTGACCACCAATTTAGATGCTAATTTAATTATAAAAACAAAATAATGGCTATAAACCCAGCAGAAATAACAACAATTAGAGTAGGTCAATTAACACCTGAATCACCTACTTTGTCAAGTATAATTTCACACGAGTTATCGGATGAATTGAAAAGATGCACTATTGCACAGATTGTTGATTTGTTAAATTTAAACATTGGTACTTTACAATATGAAATTAAAACGTTGACCAAGAATATATCGATACTAATTTTGATTCAACAGGTTTAGGTCGTTTACTTTGTTTGGGTTTTGCAATATGCAACGGAAACAATGGGACTTTTCCATTTACAGGATTGGTTGAGGTTGCTTGTGATATGGCTACATTACAAACTTATTCTGTAGGTAATACAGGTGGCAATAAAGATGCGGTTGTTGTAGAACACGACCACCCAATAGGAGACCAATCTGGAGCTTCAGGAAGTGGTTCAACTAATATTAGGTATATTGGAAAAGAAATCGAATCTAATGCATTAGGTGTTCCAAGAACAGATATTGTTGGAGAATCAGGAACAGACAAAAATATGCAACCTTACATTTGTGTTTTAAAAATAATGAAATTATGATAGATCCAAACGAAATAACAACAATTAGGGTTGGTCAATTAGCTTCTGCTCCTTTGAGTTTAGAAAGTAATGTTGCTCACGAAGTTGCAGGGGTTTTAAAAAAAGCTACAGTTCAAGAATATGTTGATTTTATTTCTACACAAATTGAAGCATCATCTGGCTCTGCTTATTTGCCTTTAGCTTTGGCGGATGGAGCACAATTGCCAACAGTACCAATTGAGAGGTCGTTTTTAATCGCACCTAAAGGCACTTACTCAAATGTAAATGGATTTTCAGATGTTGTAGCAGATGGAGAATTAAATATATTAATGAGCCTTTCTGATCATTGGGGAATAGCGGTTCAAATACCTATTGCAGTTGATCCAGTAGAGATTGGAATTTCGCAAACAATTAATCAAGGAGTTACAGGATTTGCTCCGAGTGAAGATGCGGTTTATAACGCTTTAAATCAATATTTAAACGCAATAGGCTCATTCTTATACGCAGATTTAGCAACACAAACAACGCCTTTAAATGGTATTGCTAATGTAGAGAAAAACCTAACTAATGATATTGATGGGACGGGTACTGATTTATCAAATTCTCCTTATGGAGTTAGCACTACTTGGAACTCTGCCACTAATAGGTTAGACTTTTCGCAACTATCAATTGGGGATGTAGTCAATTTAAGAACTACTTTAAAAGTAACTACAAGCACAGCTAATCAAAATGTTAATGTTTACGCTAGATTAGGACTTGGAACAGCTTCAGAGGTTGATATTTTAATTGGTAGTAAATTTGTTGAAACAGTAGGAGAGTTTGCTTTTGAAGATGAATTTACCGTTGTTATTTCAAAAGAAGATTATATTACAGCTATTGGGGAATTATACTTAATATCTGAAAATAATTCAACTATAAAAGTTCAAAATTTTAGATTTGTTGTAACTAGAAAAAACATCAATGTAATAGATATTGATGGATTGACGGATTTGTCCGCTACTAGAACACCTACAAATGTTTCTATAAATTCAAGTACAGGTACACCTGCTGTAATAGGATTAGGAAACGGAACAAATGCAGGGGTTTCTTCGAATGATTATACAAGTGCTGAAAAGGCTAAATTGGTAGATACTTATATTAAAAGTGAAGTTGATAATTTTTTAGATTTAAAAGCAAATATAACTAATACTTTACAAGCAGAGGATACAACATCAGGGACTAGAATTTTAACTTTAACAGATGAGGGTACTACGATACCCTTTAATCTTAATGGAGTAACTAAAACTGTAAACGTCCCTCTTGATTCATCAGTCGCTTTTCCAATAGGAACTGCAATAGGTTTGTATAATGCAAATATAGGTGGCACACAACAAGTATTAATTTCAGGGGGTGGAGTTACATTCATTAATAATGACGGTACTTTAAGACCTGGAGATTTGGTTATTATTTTAAAAACAAAAACAAATACTTGGCTAGTTCAAAACACTGTTAAAACTTATCCCGTTTTTGCAGGTACAGTAGTATCTAATGATGTGAACAGAGCATTTAGAGCAAACGGGAACGGTTATTTTTGTTTTGCAGATGGTATTTCGGGTATGAAATTATCAAATTCGGGAATAGCTTTTGATGCTTGGTTTAGTTCTTCTTCTGGAAATTTTTTTAATTTTTTAGTTGAATATTATTTCAACACATCTGGCAACACTAATGTAATAAA